CAACCCAACAGCAACGCCGAGTCGCTGCTGCGTGTCTTCGACCACTTTGCGCTGCGGGCGGACGAGGACACGATGATTCCCAAGTACATGATGGGTGGCCATCAGGCGGGTGCGGCGCGGACCAGCTCTGGGCTGTCCATGCTCATCAGCAACGCGGGCAAAGGCATCAAGCAGGTCATCAATAACATCGACGCCAACATCATGACGCCGATCATTGAGCGGCTCTATCAAGACAACCTGCGGTACTCGGACGACCCGGATATGGTCGGTGACGTCCATGTGATCGCCCGGGGTGCGGCCAGTCTCATTGCGAAAGAGATGGACGCGGCGAGGAAGATGGAGTTTCTGCAGATTCTGCTCCAGAGTCCGGCGGCGCAGCAGATCGCAGGCGCACCGGGTATCGCGGAACTCATGCGCGATCTGGCGAAAAACTTCGACCTCAATGTGGACCGTCTGGTACCGGATCGTCAGCAGATGTCGACGATGGACCAGCAGGCGCAGATGATTCAGCAGCTGCAGATGCAGCTGGCACAGCTGACGGGTCAGATGCCCGGTCAGCCCGGTCAGGGTGGCGGCGGACAACCACAGATGCCGCAGCAGCCTCCGGGCGGTCAGATGCGGATGCGCCAGCGGCAGGCAGACGGCAGCGTTGCCGGTGGGTCATCGGGTGCGCCTCGGTTGATGCAGCCCGGTGGACCGCGTGTACGTTGACACGATAGATAACGTTGTGAGATAAACCACTTGTGAATAGATTTATCAATGCTTCAACAGACACACAGACTTTGCGGGCGCTGGTTCGGTGTCGATCTGTTGAAATGCAATCGCTCATCAGGCTGTTTCAGGAGCTGTATCAGGAATCGCTGGTCGCTTTGGCAGCAGCAGATGGCGAGAAACGTATCCATCAGCTGCAGGAACGCGCTCTGATGGCAAAAGACTTCCTCGACGCAGTGAATCAGGCTGCGTCGTTGGTTGACCGAAGCAGGTAGACCATTATGGCGTCGGCACACCACACGGCCCCGACGCACAGAGTTGGCCCCTTAGGAGATGATGATGCCACTACCCAAGCAAGTGCAGAAAACATTGGAAGACGTAGAAGCTGTCGAGCGTAGCTTGAAAGGCGAGGACACCCCCGAGCCTGAGACTCCGCCCGAGCAGCCTGATACGGAGGCCACTGCCGCACCTGCGCCGGTAGAAACGCCTGAAACCGACACAACCTCTGAAGAGAAGTGGGAGCACAAGTACCGTCGCTTGCAGGGCAAGTACGACGCAGAAGTGCCCCGGCTTCACAATCAGGTGAAGGAACTGTCGATCCAGTTGCACCAGATGCGTCAGGAAATGTCTGCTCAAGAGCAGCAGGCGGCGCAGAGACAACAGGAGCAGGCGCAGCGCCTTGTCACTGACGAGGAAATCGAAGAGCACGGCCAAGAGTACGTCGATTTGTACCGTCGCATTGCGCGAGAAGAGTTCCAGAAGGACCTCGCCTCGCTCAAGCAGGAGAACGAGCAGCTGAAACAGTACATTCAGCAGACAGGTTCTCAGATCGGTAGCTTGTCGTTTGAGCAGAAACTGGCCCAGCTTGTCCCCGATTTCGGAGCGATCAACAACGATCCGAAGTGGGTGGAGTGGCTGGATACCTACGACCCCATGCTGCGCTCCAAGCGCCGTGACGTCGCGCAAGCGGCGATGAACAGCGGCGATGCGGAGGCGGTTGCTCACTACGTCAAGTTGTTCCGGGGCGAATCTGCGCCGGAACAGACCAAGTCGGCATCGAGGCAGGCCGAGATCAATCGTCAGGTACAGCCGGATCGTGCATCCGCCCCGACGGTCCAGTCATCCAAGACCGGCAAGACATACTCCCAGTCAGACCTTGGGAAGATGTTCCGCCGTGTTGCGGTGCTCGGGTCGCAGGGCAAGCACGACGAGGCTCGGAAACTTGAGATGGAGATTGACTCTGCATTTCAAGATGGTCGAGTTACTGTCTAATTAGGGGACTGAAATGTCTACGACTGCTGTGTATCCGGTGAATGCACCGTTCAACACCAGCCCAGCGTACTCGGGTGCTTTCATCCCGACGCTGTGGTCTGGCAAGCTGCTGGCCAAGTTCTACCAGCAGACCATGCTTTCGGAAATCGCGAATACCGACTATATGTACGCTTAACAGCCTTTGTAGTCGTTAAATCTGGTGAATTGCTGGAACCCTGAAATGGGAATCAGCAGCCAAGCCCCAAGGACACGGGGAAGGTTCAGAGACTAGGACTCAGTGGTATACCTCAGAGCTTGATGCTCCGAACGAGGTGGAGATGAACGTAGACAAGCGTGGTGTCATCCTCGGCATGGCACTCGGAGATGGATATGTACAGGTTCGGACGCGATACAACGGGCGAACCCCCTACGAATCCAGATCGTTGCGAGTGTTGCATGGCGCAGGACAACGTGCTTACTGCGAGTGGAAAGCGAAGCGTTTGGGATGGGCGCTTGGTGGTCGTCAGATCAATGTGACGTCTGTCAAGAACGGTCCCGGTGGACGGTACACAGCGTATCAGTTCACTGTCAGCCACCCGTACTTTGGACAGGTACGCAAGTGGCTCTACCCAAACGGCAAGAAGTTGATTACTCGCCGCGTGTTGGACATGTTGACTCCTGAGGGGCTTGCCATCTGGTATATGGACGATGGTTCGGCTCGGAAGAACGTCAGCAGTTCTGGCTTTATCACGTCAGTGTCTACGAACATCGCGACGATGTGCTCAGAAGCGGAAGCCTCTGTCATCATCGACTGGTTCAAAGATCGGTATGGCATCGACTTCAAAATGCGTTGTAAGAAAGCGTGTTCTGAAGGCCACCAGTTCTTTGTTGAATGCAACACCAAGGCCAGTCAAGAGTTTGCGTCAATCATCGCTCCTCATGTTCCTGAAGCGATGCTTTACAAACTCGCACACGTTGCAGCCCTTGAGTCCCACGAGTGCCAGACACCTGTCTCGCAGTGTGCATGTGGAGCGCCAATCCACGCCAACCGGCGGAAAGGCAAATGCGACGCTTGCTACGCTCGGGAACGCTACGCCAGAGGGCGAGCGGCAGGTGATGATATAGTCCGACCTGACGGGAACGAAACCGTCAGAAGCACGGGATAAAGAGCCTGTGCGATAACAAGCCGGAAGGCGAGCTGAAGAATCAGGGCGATACCATCCGTATCCGTCTTGCTCCTTCGATCACCATCAACGACTACGAAGTGGGTGCCAACCTCCAGTACGAAGTGCCGACCCCGATCTTTCAGGACATGCAGATCAACAAGGGTAAGTACTTCGGCGTGCAGGTGAACGACGTTCTGGCGTATCAGTCCGACATGGACCTGATGAACATGTTCACCGAGGACGCGGCCAAGCAGCTGAAGATCGCCATCGAAGACGAGGTGTTCTTCCAGACCATGGTCACTGAAGGCCCTGACGCTGCCAACGAGGGTGCGACCGCCGGTGCGCTGTCGGCTGCATACAACCTCGGGACTGACACTGCTCCGATTGACCAGAGCAGCGCCAACAACGTCCTGAAGGCCATCCTGCGGATGTCCACCTGCCTTGACGAGCAGAACGTGCCGGAAGAAGGCCGTTGGCTGGTCATGAGTCCGTTCGACCGCCACCTGCTGATGCAGAGCGATCTGGCGCAGGCGTACTTCACGGGTGATGCGTCCAGCACCCTGCGTACCGGCAAGGTGGGCATGATCGACCGGTTCACGGTCTATGTGTCCAACCTGCTGCCGCGTGGTGAGGCTGGCAAGGCACTGGTGCCGGGTCTGACGGCAACGGCTGACGGTGGTGTCGTCTCCAACGCCAAGGACCGCCGCCTGATGGTGGCTGGTACGAAGCAGGCGATCTCGTTTGCCATGACGGTGGACAAGACCGAGCCGCTGCGCAACCAGACTGACTTTGGTGACGTCGTCCGTGGTCTGGCGATCTATGGCCGCAAGGTCGTGAAGCCGGAAGCCATGGTGACCTCTCTGGTCGGTTCCGCGACTTGATGAGACTGGGGGGCCTCTGGCCCCCCACCTCTAGGAGGTATCATGACGACGAAGTTCAAGAGTCTGGGACGTGACGTCTACACCATCGACCGGACGGTCGCTGCGGCTGGTAACAGTCAGGCGACTGCCACGGGTCTGACCGCAGTCACCAATGTTGTCACCTCGGCAACTGCGACGTCTGCGGATGGCCTGCGGCTTCCGACCGACTGGGATGTGGGTGATCGTCTGTATGTTGCCAACACCACTGCCGTTGCACTGGACGTCTTCCCGCCCACCGGGAAGAAGATCAACGGTGGCAGCGACAATGCTGCTATCGCGCTGAAGGCCAACGCGATGGGCATCTTTGTGGCGATTGGTGATGACAACTGGGCAGCTACGGTTGACGCATAATTGAGGGTATCGAGATGAGCTTTACTGCGTATGAACGGTCTATCGGCG